AAAAAGGCAGGGTGTGTTTTTTCATTAACAAATATTTTTTCGAATTCTCCATCCACTTCGCGGATCGCTACTTCTTTTAATGTAACTTTTTGTATTTTCATTAATATACATCCTCTCTGTGATTAAAATTAAAAAGAGCCGCATTCCTGCGACTCGTTAAATTATGGAGTTGGTACTGCTTTCACTAATTCTGGTGTAAATGTTTTATGCCAAGTTGTAGCCACTGTCTCATCAGCTAATTCGGCAACTAAAGCCTCGTAATAGAAGTTACTTAATTCATCGGCTAACGCTGTGAATTCAATTTCAAGCATAGCTACTTCATCGGCTCCGTTTTCAATCGCAATTTTAAATCCTGCAGCATTAGAGCAATTTGAAAAAGCAATCAGTTTTACCAAATCTTCAAACTCATCAATTACATCTGCTGTTAATACAAAGTTTTTTCCTTTGGACATACTCCCGTATGACCAAACACCTGGTTTTAATCCGTCCGTATTTAATCCGAAAAAGTCACGTGCAACTTTTACTGGAATATGGGCAGAAACTGTCATATTCATTTTGACTGGTTTTGATTTTTTCTTAACCTCGATACCTTCACATTTTTTAACGATTTCTATAACTTCTGTTTCACCCTCGATGGATCCTAAACAACCAAATTTTTCACCAGGCTGTTGTGTTCCGTCCTCAAAAAACTGAACACTTGCATTTTTAATGGATACTGCATCAAATTCTTTAATTACTGTTACTGCCATTACAAATCCCTCCTTAAAACTTGGTCAATATTGTCATTTAGCTTATTTAATATTTTTGGTGTAGCTGCATTCATTCCACGTTCAGCAAATCGTTGTTCAAGTGGATTATGAGAGCCGCGCCCTTCATTCGGGAAAACTAAGTAACTAAAACTTCCTTTATTCTTAGCAGCTCCGCCTTTAGAAATAATTTTAAAACCTAAATTTTCTTTCAAGCTTCTAGACCACAGACTTGTTCTTGCGTGTGTTTTATTTCTTTTTCTACCTTTCCGTGATGAAACTGGTATTAATTTTGTAATTTCTTCAATAGCTGTTGTTATACCAAACCCATGAAGAGTTTCATTAACAACAGGCTCCATTTTATCTGGTAACTGCTTCATCTTTTCTTCAAGGATACGAATCTGGTCATACTCTAAACTAAACTGTACAGTCAATTGGAATCATCCTCCTGAATAGCAGAGTGACTCTATCAACATATCTATCCATATCTTTTACTTGTAAACGGTCCTTTTCAGTTCCTGTAAAAGTTACTGTTTTTACAGATGATACGTGCGAAATAATATCTATGGACATTTCATCAACATCGTCCCTGTTCTCAGAAAAATAGGCGATTGCAATAGTTTGAATCAACTTGCGTTTATCATCTGTCGGCTTAAAATCACCAAACACAATAGTAAAAAAATTGTAGGAATCTAAATTGATGATTTCTTGCTCCTCATCTTCAGCGATTTCATCCTCATACACGCTTAGCCCAAAAGTTTTAAGAGCGTTAAAAATATCCTGCCGTTGCTGGCCCATAAATCTTTTTGACTTCTCATTCACTATTAATACCTACTTCCTGTAAATAAAAATAAAGGTACTGTTTTTGAGGATCTGAATCGACTTTAATTACGTCATATTCTTTTCCATCAACAACTACCTTTAATTTACTTTTGTTTATTTTTCGGAAAGATGGAGGATATAATGTTTTTACTTTTAAACTTAAAATTGTTCCTCTTGCCCCAGCCATCTGATAATCACTTTCCCGACAGGACAATTCTTGAAAGGCTAACTTTCCTTCTGGTGTAAAGACTCCACCAATACGCTTTCCATTTTCAGAGCGTTGCGTCTTTTTGAACCCATAAGCAAGTATTCCATCGTTAAATGTCTCCCGAATTCGTTCCTTCGCCACTCGGAAGCACCTCCCGTGTAAAATCCCCAACAGCAACCATTAAAATTAATCGGCTCAATTCCTTGTGATAGTTCTCTTCGAATTCATCAAGAGCATTATTCCAGCTATAACGGCAACGCTCTAATAAAAGTTCTCTTTCAGAAGACTCTACTTTAAATTCAAATTTCACTTCGCATAATTCATTAAAATAAGACTGGCCACGAATAAGTAAGCGTTTAAGCTCCCTATCCGTAGCCATATCTTCCCATGTGATTTGTAGACGATCTTTTAATTCAATTAATAGGTCATCAAGTAACATTACTAATCACCAGAGCTAGTTGTTTCTTTTTTCTTGGTCTTTTTAGCTTGTGCTTTTTCTTCATTTTCTAATTTTTGATTTTCATCAGCATCATTATTTTCAGGTTGTGTCTTTTCTGTATTTTCTTTCTTGTTTAGCTCAGGGCCTAAAAAAGGAATGCCATATTTGTTTTTATCTATTTGAAGAAAAGCTACTCTATCCGGAACTGCTTCATAATCGTTCTTAGGATATTTTTCTCCTTTTTTATACAAAGTGTCTTCATGATGCTTTTCAATAAAATCATTTAATACTTCGAATGGCATGAAATTTCACTCCTTTATTATGGTGTTGGCACTTCAGTGCTAATTCCACTAATATCGAATACTAAAAATGCATCGTTATTTAATGGCTTACCATTTGCATATTGTTTTGTTAAATAAACACGCTCATCCTCTATGAATTTAACTTCATCTGAAGTTTCAATTTTTTGAGAGGAACCCACTCCTAAGAAGTAATCCGTTCCTACTCCTGCAATCATCTTGCCGACAGGAACAAAGATTGATTCAATAATTTTCGCTGGAATTGGTAGTACACCATAAACATATGTCCCATTTTGAGTTAATACTGTTGTAGCTGGGAAAAGCTTTTTCCAATAATCTGCAGGATTCACTACTAAAATAACGTTCTTAACAGTGCGCTTTCCGTCTCGCGTTAATGGATACATTACGCTTTCACCTAGAGATTTAGGGGAAAAATCTGCTAATGCTGTAGCCGTCTTATCTGGATATACTCCATCCACTACTGAACCGCCTAAATTCTTCAGCATTCCAATCGGTTGATCCTTACCAGTACCATTTACAACTGCCTCTTCTAATCCTAGAGAAGAAGCCTCAACTAAAACAGTTCGAACATATTTATCTAGCCAGTATGGTCCTAGTTCTAACATAGCTTTCGCAACTGGTAGATAAGCAGACAACTTGTGTAGACCAGTATCAATTGCTTCAAAGCCATTATCAATTTTCTTTTTAATTGCATCGGTTAACTTACCCCAGAACGCAGGGTTCACATCGCCCTTTTTAGTTATCCACTTTGTGATTCCAGTTGTATTAACAAAATTAATGGCCTTCAATAATTCGTGAGAACCTACCAATTCTTCAAATACACGGTCAATTACCGTCGCTGGGACAAGCTCCTCAACTCCTGCAAACCCTTCATTTGCAATAACTTGGTTATAGAATTTATTTTCCTTTGAAGTTAATACACGAACCCCACGTTCAGCAAGGACACGTTGGTCATTCATTTCAGAATTAACAAGTGCTTGAGCTTCTTCGATAATTTCAGCCTGGATATCATTGGCCATATTCGTTAAAGCAGTCGCAAAACTTTCTGTATCACCTGATTCAATTGCAGTTGCAATTTGTTGCTTGAATTCAGCTTTTTTTGTTCCCTTATTTTTATCTAAATTTTTAATTCCTGTCATTTTTCATTCCTCCTAAAAAATAATAAAAACGCCCTATTCTTGGCGTTTAAAATTGTTAAATATATTTTTGTTTTCATTTATTGGATTAGCAGATTGGTTTCCTTTACGGAACCTTGCAAGAACACTATTCTTAAATTCTTCCGAATCAATCTCTTCATTCGGTTCAATTTCATTCACTTTATCGGCTAGACCAAACTCCACAGCTTCATCTGCTGTAAACCATGTTTCGTTTACAATCATTGTATCAATCTCTTCACGTTCACCCTTAAACCTAGTCATATAAACGTCAGCTATTGACTTATCAAGCTTTTCTAGAGAATTAAGCGTTTTACGAAATTGTGTTTTAGAGCCCCAATCAAATGTTGAAGCTTCATGAATCATGAGCATCGATCCAGTATTCATGATTAATTCATCAGCTGCCATAGCAATAATAGAAGCTGCGCTTGCTGCAAGACCATCCACATGGATAACAACCTTAGCTGTATGATTTTTTAGTTGGTTGTAGATGGCAATACCATCAAAAGCATCACCGCCCCCACTATTAATATGAACATGGATTGTATTACCGGTTACGTCCTTTAATACTCTTTCTACATCATTTGCGCTAGTGGATTCTCCCCACCAAGAATCACCAATAACCCCATAAATGGTTAGTTTTGTGGAGTCTTCCGTGTGTTCAGCTTTAAAATTATGCTTAACATTTGCTAACTCTTTAAATTTTTCATTTTTAAATTTTAGTCCTATCAATCTCAATCACCTCCCTTAGTTGAATTTGCTCTTTCATAGTTTTTTGTAACGTATCGTTGGTTTGCCCAATCCTCTTCAATTCGTTCTCCACCTACCATTTCAATGATGTCATTTATAGACAAGGCACCAATAGCAAATAGCTTGTCCAATGCAGTGGCCAAATCATTTAGGTCAGTAACTTTTATTTTCGAGGTATCTATTTTTATATATGACCCTTTCAAAAAGTCTTCTTTCCCATACATTTTTTTGTTAATTTCAGCACCAATCAAGTCCGCTAATGGATTGATACAGAACATTAGAAAGTTATTAGTTTGCCCTGAAACATCCACTACATCGCCCTTTAATAGACCTCGAGGGATATGAAAAGTAGTAGCGATGTAATCAAACACATCATCAACCAGTGAACGAATATCACGGCTATTACTTTGATTAGATTTACCTGTTCCCGTTCCTGTCAAATCCTTTAATTCATAACCCTTTTGTAATTGAAAAATTGCTCCTGCATTATTCGCTTCTAGCCACGGTTTAAATTGGGCAGTCATCATGTCATTAATTTTTGTT